TGAAGATTTCCCTGGCATAGACACCATTGGAAAAATGATGTTTCACCGGAGCGTCAAGCTGTGGCATTCCCTGCATAACCCCGACAAGCTCCCCTATACTCCCTATCCTATCCTTTACATTTGGTAAGGTGTTTTCGATAGGCTTTATTTCTGCATCGTTCATATTAGTAATTCTAATAGCTTACTTCTACAGTGCAAGTATTAAGGGTTTTCTAGAGCGTCTATTTTATTGGTATTTTCATTTATAAGTGCCTGAAGATCCCTAAACCAGATTGACCATGGTATTGTCATTTTTCCCGTTGCGGGGTCAATTACGTTGTGTCTTAGTGGTGGTTCTGGAATCCCCATCAATCAACCTCGATAAATGCGCCGCCGATATCAAGGGGGATAGGGTCGGAGATGTTTATTTTAAATACAAACTGCCTACCTAATCCGAAACGGTTCCATTTAACCCGCGTGAAATAGTCTCCGCGCTTCCCGATATTGGCAAACTTGGTATTTCCCCAGGTTTTGCCGCCATCCTTAGAAACTTCGAGCATGGCTTTCGGGTCGCTACCCTGTCCGGTGGTGAGCCCTACCCCTGATTCCATATCTAACTCGAAGCTGTTGATTGATAGCCGTTCCCGGCCCTTGCTGATGGTTGGTAGAGCTATCTCTCTAATAATAGGCTCCCCATCGTCCTCGTATACCTTTCGGGTCATATCGAAGATTTTGCCGCTTTGATAATCGCCAACCAGAGTTTTACTGTCAAAAAAGATAGATGTGTTGCTCTGGTGGCGGATGAATTTAGAGCTCCGCTTAATGTGCCAAGCTGCTGTTGTTATGTCATATGCCCATGTCATATTGATTTCGGGAATAGTGAGCACATAGAACAAGTGCCCCTCTTCCTCGTAAACATAGGCGAAAGCATCGGAAAGCCTAGAAAACTGAAGGCTTTCTTCAACTATGTGTGTGCTAATTCGCACAGGTGTATATCCATCCATCTTGTAGACGATGAGATCAGACCCTACGAAATAGACTGTATTATTCTGTTTTGCTACTGAATATGGGGCTCCACAACCTTTTTCGACAAAGGCCCCTGGATTGCGAGAGAATGGGAAAGCTGCCGCTCCTGAATTATACCATACCTCAATAGTCTCAGTTCCAAATAGGAAGAGTTCCCTGTGATCGCTCAGTACTGCTACCAAATTGTCCGGCTGTCCTTCAGCGGTGGCAAAATCGAGAGCGTCGAAAGATACATCATTGAATCCAGATATGAAAAACTGCCCGGTATCTTTCCGGTTAAATATGAAATAGCCGTCTTGGAAAGCTACGTGTGTTGAGTGGTGAAAGGCTGGGTCGGTTATCTCGTAAACTCCGCCGCCTAAATGGTCGTAATAGTAGCCTTTCGCCCCATCAACCATAACAACCTGATTGCCGTTATCCTCCATTACTACGCGGTTTGAGAGGTCAACATCTCCCAATTCTATAAAGGTTCCGTTCCTATAGATCTCGTAGAATTTGGTAGGCGTTACCGCAAAGGCCCTGCCCGAATTGTTATGAAGAGCCAAGATGGGGCTCGTAGGCAACTCAATAAACTCATCTAATCCTGGGGTATGTATAAGATTAAACTTATATTTTCCGCCAGTGGTTGACCGGGGATACATGTTTATGAGGCGTTCTACACCTGAGATATCTTGCTCGGCTGTATTTGTGGCAAGTGGGACTTGAATTTGGCGGGTCATTAGGGCCCCTGTGTAATGATGTATGTACCCTTGCGGCTTCTCTGGGTAACTGCGGCCCTATCTACTTTAGAGATAAGATCGCGCCAATTACTGCGCTTCAGCTTCTTTTTACCGTCAATAGCCATAGCTGCGACACTCTGAGGCACCTGTTTACCGTATTCGGGAGCGAGATCAATACAAAGGTTATTCACCAGAGTTCGCTCGTATCCTGGGGGAAGGTTGATTTCTTCCGTAAGGTTCAAGGCCGGGAGCATACCGCTCAAAGGCTGTATGACCTCAAGATGTAGGGATTCATTGATATAAGGGATTGAGTCAAAGAGGATAGTGCTTGAAGGCCATCCTTCACGGAGATAGTACCTGCCGGGGCGTGACTGATTAACCTTTCGGCTAATTGTGGCGTATATGGTATCCGTCATTGATTCGAGATAATAGTCTGTTTGCTGGGTATCCCTAATAAACGCGGTGAGGATCTGCTCGGGCCGCGCTGTCTCTATGTGAGTATCTGGGATGGGCAAAACACCATCATAAATTCCGATAGTGTAGGCATTAGATTCGACCGTCATGGTTTTAATCACGACATTTACAACCGGGACCGTGAGAGTTTCAAGGGCCCAGGCTTCCACCATTTGACGGAATGTATCAAGGGCATCATCGCCCTCATGGGCAGGTAGGGGCTCTCCGGCCTCTAAGACACCTATTTTACGCATTGCGCTTTTGATTATTCCGCCAACGGTGGTAGGCATTATATTACTCCTGGTCTGCTTCTGCTTTGGCCTCTGTGATCTTCTCAATCATAGTAGCCTCTTTCATATTCATTGAAAGGCTTAAACTGTAGCGTTCATCCGCGTACTGCTTCAGCTCTTCCTTGGTCAAGTCGGTGGGGTTCTGGAAGAATACGCGCTCTCGTCGCTGCTCTTCGTTTTCTTCGCCGTCCTCGTCAATCACAGGAGCGTTATCGGCCTCTACTGCTTCAGAAACCGCCTTGTTGATCTCTGCTTCGAGTTCGTCGGGAGTAAGCACAATATACCCAAGCTCGCGACACTTAGCCACTAGATCGCCAGGGGAAAGGGATTCAGCTACTTCTGGAGAGATTTCGGGCTTTTCTTCGGGAAGATCCAAAAGAGCGGGAGTATCAACCCATCCGGCTTCGTTTAATTCTTTTTCTTCAGCGTCCGAGATATCGAAGATCTCACCTTTGGGGCAATCTTGGTGGTATTTATATTTTCTGGGCATATGTTCCCTTGATTATTTTACTAAAAAAAGGACGGCCCCCCCGCAAAGGAGGACCGCCCAGAACAGGACAATCTTAGTAAGACTGACCCCAGACACGCATAGCGAGTTCTGGATAGATAGCCTTGGTTCCCCAAAGCGCATCAATACGGTGAATCTCAGTCTGCTCAGTGATATCATAATCACCGGTCAACATGAGAGATAAACCAGTATCGGGATCAGTCACGCGATTTGCTAGAACCGCAGTCTTGGGTATTTCAAACTGAATCATGGCAAGAGCAACCGCATCACGATGGAAGAGGAAATTCTGCTCGTATTCAGTGCCAGCAGTACCGATAACGGTGATTGCAGCACCATCAATGGGGAGAGCAGAAATATTCTGATATCCCTTAGATGATACGGATTGACCTTCAGCATTCAGTACAGTTCCGTTTCCATCGTTTAATTCAGGGAAAACCTGGACAACAACATCACCAGAGCCGTCTGTGTCTACATCGGCTTGAACTACAAACTGTTGTAGCATTCCGGTAGAGGTGTAATTCTGAGGATTAACCCCATAAACACCTGCCATTGTGAATACATCACCTTGAACAAGGTAATCAGTTATCGAGTTAGATCCACCCTTAATATTGACAGTGTTGCCATTGAGTCCAGCACCATCATTCAGGGGAGTTCCGCCAAGAGCACCTACAGTATGAGTAGGGATATTTTGAGAGTCATAGACTCCGTAATTCGCTACGTCACCTTTGTAGTTCTTGCGATAAGCACCAGAAACCATGCCGGGGTTGAACAGCTTGGTTACTTCATCTGAGAGTGTAGCACAGGTGAAGGGATTCAATACTGCATGGCGTAAGCCATCATCGGGAACGGCGTAAGTAGTTTGCTTTGCACCGGCCATGGCGAAATCAAGGTACTTACCGGGACGAGTTCCGATACCGCCAGAAGCGAGAGAAGAATGGAAGGTATTCTTCATGGAACGATCAATTACATTGGCAATCTGAACAATTCCAGACTTGAGGTAACGATCAGCGAAACTTTCGATATCCAAACGGAGATCTTTAGCAGTGTATTCAAGACCGAAATGCTCTTGATTACTAATTGCCATACTGGTTGTTTTGTCAAGCATAGGCTGTTTTACGAGCTGTCGGCCTGAAGCTGAGCGGGTACGGTAGGGCAGTTTGATCTGGATAGAATCACCTACTTTACCATACTGTTTTTCCATGTTGCGATGCACAAGGGGTGCCATCACAAGGTTATTTTTTAACAAACGAAGAGATTCTTTCATAATCAAATCGGTTGTTAATAGATTATTGTCTTGAGGCATAGCTATTTAGCTCCTTAATATGAGGATACGCGTTTCCGCTCTCTCTCGTTGGCTTTCTTTTCATAATCAGAATAGGATAATTCACTATCCGGTATTTCCTGACTATCCGAACCCTTGACCGGTTTAATCGGTTCAGGGGTATTGCTTGTTTTAATAGGCTTTACAGGGGCGGCATTTAAACCGTCCTCGATCTTTACAAGCTCCCGCGCTACTTGAGCAGGGGATTTGTCGGAGAGTCCCGCTGTAACTTCCTTATTGTTGGCAAGGTGATAAATCACTGCTGCCGGGTCGTCACAGGTTGAAACCGCTTCCAAGATCTCAGGCGAATACTTAAAGTCGTCACTGTAAACCTTTTCTTTAAAATCATCAGGCTGCTCGAAACTCTCAATAGACTCATTGACAATATCGACTGCCTCTTTCTGCGAATCTGTAAGTCCTGGAGCATTATCGGACTTTTTGGTGGGTTTTGGCTCTTCGGCTTTCGCCTCCGGGCCCTTCTCCATACGCTCATCGTACTTGTCGAGAGCGTCCAAATAGTCTTCATAGTTCTCATACTTCGATTCGTCGGGCGGTGTTGGCTCTGTTGTGGATTCGGTGGATTCCTCCCCCTTATTCCCTTCCAGCTTTGCCAGTTTAGCTTCCGCCACTTCAGCTCGCCTTTCGGCTGCACTGCTCTTGCTAACTAGCTTCTTGATACGTTTCTCAGCCCGTGAAGGCTTTCGGGTAGCTTTCGCTTCCTCGGCCTTTGGTTCTGCGGGTGTATCATCTCCCGATTTTTCGCCCTTGGGCTCACCTTCTGAAACCTCATCCGCCTTGTTTTCCGCCTCGGGGGTTGCCTCCCCTTCCGCTTCTGATTCGACCGCCGGGGCATCCGTTGGCTCATCCTTGGCAAATTCTGGCTCTTCGCTCATCGTGACAAAGTTATCTGTCTGGATGGGCTCGGGTGGTACTGCTACTGGTTCCTGTTCGTTCGACATGCGTTCCCTTTATGAAAACGAGATAAAAACCTTGTGTATCGTCACAAGTAACGTTGTATTAATATTAGTAATACCGATCAGAATATTCAACCCTGAT